TCGCTCATTTGCTCAGGCCCCATGCTCTTATTCATGCTATAAGAATAAATTAAATAGACTAAAAATAAGACGCCTATTAAAAATAGAATTCCGTGTTCCATTCTGAGTTTTTTTAAGTTCTTCAGTAAGTCCATTATATAAAATAAAGGATAAAATATTTTTTCGTAATAAAAACATATTAATCATATTTGGTTCTAAATATTTCTAAATTATGTTAAATCTTCCACTATTTCGTTGATTTGATTCTTTATTTTAGTGGAGGCATTTCTGTCATTCTCGTCATCTTCATCATCATCATCCTCCTCCGCCGAATCATCACTATAATCTAAATCATCCATTAAATATGTATTTTTAATTTTTTTTGCTTCTAAATAATGCGTGATGGCAGCCTTTTTGTGTTGTTTTGCTTTTCCTTTTGCAATTTTATATATCTCATAATAGACTTCGTTTGGCTTTTTTAGTTTTATATTTCGCTCATCATGTACCTTGAGATTATCTGTTATATCTTCTAAATCGAATGTGTTTGAAATAATCGCTTTGTTTTCTTCTAAATGATTGGACATGTTTGGTTCATTGTTTGGTTCATTGTTTGTATTATTGTTTGTATCGTTATCTTCCTCATCACTACTTTCACTATCACTCTCAGTCAAAGCATCTACAATATTCTTTTGTAATCCTTTGATTGTTAAATTATCATTGACAGTCTCTTCTACTAATTCTTCTTCATTTGAATCCGTTTTCCCTGTTCTTTGTAAAACATGACTATCGGTATCACCTGCTTCATTTACATCTTTTCCTAAACTATCTGAGTTTGATATTGCGCTTGTTTCATCTTGTTCGGATTGTAATATATTTGTATTCATATCAACTGAACTACTGTATTTGACACTATCCTGACCTGTGATGGATGTAGAATTCTTTTCCACATTACTTCTCTTGATAACACATGAATTGAATATCGGTTTATTATTAATCAACATGATTTGTTTTCCTATCAACTCTAATTGGAAATTTCGCGCTGAAAATTTTATACCTTGGACCTCTATACATGGAATAATTGTATGAGTATCATTTAAATCTTGAATCGGAATTATATTTTCATTTTCATCGTATACATTGCAATGGAACTGAGAACTAGCTGTTTTATTTTTAGGTATATGTAATCGAACTAAATGAAATTTACCACCTTTAAATGCTCGACAAATTGGATTAAAAAAATTCTCAATGTCCTCTTTGTCCATTTCATTTTGAAACCATATTTCTCTCTTTTCATATATCAGTTGTATTAGACGTTCTTCTAAATGTTCGAACCATTCAACAACTTCATCATCCTCGTTTGTAAACATTAAATCCATATACGCCTTTTTATTAGTTTCATTCAATCCTTGTTTAGTAGAGCATTTAGGAGGCTGAACATATAATGGTTCGTTATTCAACTTAATTTTAGTAAAATAAGCACCACCTTGAACAGATATAGGCTGCGAAATAGATATCTGAGAAAAATCAAAATCTTTGTTCGTGAAATAAATCTCTTGCTCCATTATAAAAAATTACAGATAAAATATACGGAAAAATAACTAACACGCTAAATACTTTTTATTTTTTTATAAGTTAGTTTAATGAAGGAACAATTTATTGAACAATGTTTATTAATTTTATCAAGAGAAGACATAAAAAAAGAGTTGAAAGAATTATTTAAACCATTGGTGAGCTTAATTATTCAAGAAATTTATCCATACATCTATTTATCTCTCATATTCGTAATCATTAGTTTCTTATTGATTTTAGGCATCTTTTATTTATTGGTGCGTACCAATTTAAAAACATGGACAATGAAATAATATTTTCTAATCATTTAGTATAATAATGGGTGGAACTGATGCAACCTCGATGCGTTCTGTAGCACACGATAATAATAATGATACTAAATCTATTGGTCTCGAATCGATGGGACATTCTTTAACTGGACTAGTCGGTGGAAAAAGAAGACGTTCAAAGAAGTCTAGAAAGACAAAGACTAAGCGTTCCAAGTCTGCTCGTTCCAAACGCGTCAAACGCGGAGGTATGGGTTTCGGATTTGGTGCCGCTTTAAAAGAGGCCGTTGTTCCTTTTGGAATTTTCGCCTTACAAAAAAGAAGCCAACGAAGACGTAGTGGTAAGAAACCATTTAGAAAAAACAGAACCAATAAACGTCGCCGTTAAATTCGGTTGAGTTGTATCCAATAAAGTCGTTTCGATGATAATAAATATTTTATTATTATCATCATTTATAAATAATCTCTCGTTCTATATATATAATGAGTGAATTATCGCCTACACAAGGATGTTCTTATACAGATGGTCCTCAATATGTTGGATGTCAAGTTGCCGAAAGAGGATGGCCTATGCCTCAAGGTGGTGGAGGAAAGAGATCCAAATCTAGAAAATGCTCTAGATGTGGAAAAAAGAGACACCAAAAAGGATGTTCTAAAAAATCTATGGGTGGTAAAAGAAGTAAAAGAGGCAGAAAAGGTGGCTTTTTAGGCCAAGCTGTTGTTCCATTCGGATTATTTGCATTACAAAAGCGCACACAAAATAGACGTGGTAGTAAATCCGCTAAGAAATCTAGATATGCTAGACGCTCTAAAAGAAACAGACGTAGTGGAAGACGTTAAGTAACTGAGCAATTCTAGTACATAAATTTATAATAAACAACACGTGTTTTATTATTGGTATATTATATACATATACCAATAATGCCATTACCAAAGCTTATGATACCTTCTCTAAATATTGAATCTAATAATTCGTCTTACAGTGACGAAGGTTCTACAGATACAGAACGCAGTTTAGATTCACCAGTTTCAATACCGACTCATCTTGAATCAGTAAAAATGAAAGCAACCAATTATAATAATTTCACAGATGGTCAGTTCGGACAAAAATTTACAAACGACAAAACAAAAAAACAATTTACCCATTTAGTCAAAGGGAGATCTACCTTAGGAGTAAAATTAATGTATTTCAAAAATAAGAATGTAGATACATTCACCAAGATATTTATTTATAGCAAAGATTCTTATCTAGAGCCAACAAATGTTTTAATTAAAATATTATCTGAAGTCTATTATCACAACGAATTTAGCAAGTTACAAGATAGTTGTAATTTTAAAATACCTGAGTTAATAAGTTATGGTTTTATAGAACATAACGACGATACGTCTATCAATATATATGACAATATGTATATCTTCTATATAACTATGAAAGACATTGATGCTACACCAGTAACAAAATTAAATGAATTATATAACGACGGTGAAGTATTAGACAAATGTATGGCTATAGAACAAGAAGTCGATAGAATAGACAATTGTCTTGAAACACATAAGCTATACCATAATGATTTACATTCAGATAACGTAATGGTTGATAAAAATGGAAAAATTACAATTATTGACTTTGGAGAAGCTTCAGATGTACTGCAAAAACCATTTTTTTCAGTCGATTTTTGTGGAAGGTTTAAAAAAAACAAAGGAGGCGCGCGAAAACGCAAAAGCAAGCATAATTATAATAGAAAAATAAATAGTAAAAGACGCACAATAAAACGAACTCGTGGCAAGAAGTCTCGAAAAAAACATACTCGTAAAAAAAGAAAACAAACTAAGAAAAAATAATATTCAATGGTTTAAAGATAAATATGTATAAGATATATATTAACATGGAAGGATTCCAAGAACATGTAAAGAAATGGGTGTCGTTAGATACGCAATTAAAAGCATTAAGCGACAAAACAAAAGAGATTCGTAATGAACGCAATGAATTGGCCGATAATATACTTGATTTTGCGGACGATAATAATTTATCAGCATCCACCATAAAAATCAGTGACGGAAAGCTCAAGTTTGCTCAAACCAAACAAACAGCACCCATTAGTTTGGGATTTCTAGAAAACTGCCTAACAGAGATAATCGGAGACGACGAAAAGGTGGATCATATTATGAATTATATCAAAGAGAAGAGAGAAGTGAAAGTAATTACAGATATTAAGCGGTATTATAACAATTAATTTATGTCCGTAATATGTATATAGAATATGGATTTTGATTTTGATATGAATAAGGATTTTGTTTTTACTTCCGATAAAGAGGGTGTTTTACGCGGTGGCGGTTTTACGATACATTCAGAATTATTAAAAGATACGATTTACGGTTCAGAACCTAGTAACGGTGTTCAAAGTGGAGGTAAAAAGAACAATGAACGCGAATTGTTAAATACTTTTAAAGACTTGGCTGTACCAGCCGGTCTGTTTTCTATGCCAAATAACCCTACTCAAAAAAATAAGAATATTCGGTATGAACATAATGAAAATGAAAATGTATTGGATGATGGTCTATATGACAAACTATTAAGTATGTTGGAACCTAGTAAAAGAAAGTTACATGGAATGAAAACAAGACGCAAGAGAGAAAATACAAAAGAAAAGAAGTCTAGAAGACGTAAATAACTAGATATTTTACAGATATATTCTATTTTAGGAGGTATGTTATCCTAATATAGAATATCTATTCATTAACAATAAAAATTGAATATTGTAATTAACTGATACAATATTCAATACAACAAATCTAATCTCATTTATAGTTTTATAGATGAACGATATACGAACGTTTTTAAAAAAGGCTAGTGATTCAAAAAATGAAACTGAAAAAAATGAACCAAATAAACATAAAGCTCAATCGGTTGATGATACGACAAATGATGTATCATTCGACCTGTATAAACATGTATCTGCCAAATATACATCAAGTCATGTATTGTCTATTGAACAAGAATGTGCTTTACAACAATTTGAAAATGGTGATAATTTGTTTATTACCGGAGAAGGTGGTACAGGTAAAACACTACTGATTCGAGATTTGGTTCAATCAGCCAAACATAATGGTCGTAAAATTCAAGTATGCGCCATGACTGGTTGTGCTGCCTTACTTCTAAACTGCAATGCTCGAACGATTCATTCATGGAGTGGAATAAAACTCGGTAAAGGAGAGTTGAATAGTATCGTAGAAAGTATTATATACAATCATGTAGCTAGAAACATGTGGAGAAGTACAGATATTCTTATTGTAGATGAGGTCAGTATGATGTCGAAGCGTATTTTCGATATATTAAGTCATGTTGGAAAGAAAGTGCGAAAATGTTATGATAAACCATTTGGAGGATTACAACTCATATTTGTAGGCGATTTCTTTCAACTTCCACCGGTTGCGACAAATGATGCTTTAGCAGGTGATGAGTCATTTTGCTTTGAATCGGGCGAATGGTTGAAAACATTTCCAATAGACAATCATATTGTGTTAAAAACAATGTTTCGTCAAGACGATGAAGTGTTTCGTAGAATACTTGGTAATGTTCGCATGGGAATTGCTGATCCGACAGACGTAGCCGTGTTAAAAAAATATTTGAATCGTTCTTTTGATTCTGAAAAATATCAAGGCGTCATTCCTACCAAATTATTTCCAACAAAATACAAAGTCGATAAAGTCAATAGAGAGATGTTTAATAAATTAGAAGGAGAAAGTTATATATTTCCATTTGTTAGTAAAACAGAGTGCTATGAGTATATAGATGGTAGTGATAAAAACATTCCATTGCAGTTGCTTAGTAAATGTCGAAAAAATTTAAATCCGAAAAAAACGCAATATGAAATTGATACTCTTGCTAATAATACACCATGTGTAAAAAATCTGGAATTAAAAGTGGGCGCCAATGTGATGTGTACAGTAAATTTAGATATGGATCGAGGTATATGTAACGGTTCAATTGGAAAAATCGTGGAATTTCAAGTATCTGGAAATGATATGTGTCCAGTAGTCTTATTTTCAAACGGATATAGAATGACAATGACTCAAAAATTCTGGCAATCGCAAGACTATCCTACTATTGCAGTGGGTCAGTTTCCTCTATGTCTTGCTTGGGCCATGACGATTCATAAAATCCAAGGAGCTACTTTGTCGATGGCTGAAATAGACATTGGTGGAGGAATCTTTGAATGCGGACAGACATACGTAGCATTGTCTCGTGTGAAAAGTTTGGACGGATTGTATTTATCCAATTTTGAACCCAATAAAATCAAAACGAATAAAAAAGTCAAGAAATTCTATCAGACTATTCCTGAAGTGGAATACGAAGAAGAATATGAAGAGTAATACGAAGAGTAATAAATATAATTTATTATAATGAAAATAAATTATAGTTAGTGGTTATCCGTTAATTTGTTATACAATGGAATAAAAACATCTCTCCACCCAAGACTTTTATAAGTATGTGTCAATTCTTCTCCTTTTACAATGTCCTTTGTAGCATATATTTCAAATCGATATTCTTCAAGATAATATATTTAAGCAGTATCGGCTATTATTATCTAACTTTGCCACGAATTTGAATGGAATTATTTTTACAAACATTGTATTTTCCCACTTCGATTAAATCATCATACATTTTTTGATACGTTGGCGTTCCTCTTTCCATTTGATCAATCGCAATTAATTTTTTTAAACCGTTATCCACATAGACGTTATCTAATAAATGTTCCATAATAAGATAATTTTTCTTTAGCTCTTCAACTAATACTAAATTAGAACAGTACGATTCTTTTGCATTGGAATTCATAAATTTCATTAAAAATCCCAATGGGATATTATAAAGGACCCGCCTAAATATTTCCTTATTTTCATTGGTAAGCTTTTCAATAGTAATATTTCGCAATATTTTACTCACTTTATGATCCTCTTCATATTGATCTACGCAGTGAGCCAAGTATAAATTTGACATAATAGATGCCATATCCGCTGACACTCCTTGCTCCTTTTTAATAGCACCTCCTTTTAAAGCAACAAAATTAGACAAACAAGCAAAATAAACAGTCTGTTGTTCCAATACATTTGTAGAAAAGAATTTAGATTTTAAGGATTCAAAGTACAGTCTAGTCGAATGTTTCACAATATTTTTAAATTTCTCAGTAAAATCATCTAAATCATCGTTCTGAACAGATAATAGTAAAGGATAAATATGAGGATGACTTTTGTTTAATCCTTGTCCAAATATTATGAGGTTCTTTGTTAAAGTGTTACTACCTTCTACTGTAATTCCTATGGGAACATTTTGATAAAATTTGGCAAGTAGATTATTTTCACCTTTACATATTGCTGATCCTCCGTGAATATCCATACCATCATTTAATACCTTTCTTCCACGTTCTGTCGTCTGTTCTTTCATAATGGCACTTAATACAGATGGCTTTTCTCCTCGGTCCAATATTTTATTTGTAACATAGACGCTTGACTGAATTGCCCAGGTGTTGTAGAGCATATAGGCCAATTTATTTTGAATCGCTTCCATTTGAATAATTGGCATTTTAAATTGGACGCGATGTTTTGCATATAAAAACATAGACGCTGTCGCCAATTTTGATGACGCATTTGCCGTCGCTGGCAGACAAATACCACGCCCCGCAGCTAAACATTCCATCAACATTTTCCAACCTTCACCAACCTTTTCTTCACCACCAATAACTTGATCTAAATCAATACGTAATGTTCCTTCCAACATGCCATTTGGAAATCCAGTATCCAATGGATTATGGTAATAATCTTGTCTTAATCCTGGATGTCCTTTTTCTAAAAGGGCTACCGTAACCCCTGTTTTTTTAGACTCCAAAAGTTGATCAGGATCTTCTACGCGAAATGCTAAACCAATTAAATTCGAAACAGGAGCAAGCGTTATATAGCGTTTTTTGATAGTGACCTCTATTTGTAGTTTTCCATTTTCTCCTTTTATAACATTTCCAGTATCTATTTGTCCGGTTGCATCAGACCCATTATTTGGCCCAGTAAGTCCAAAACAAGGTATTTTTGAACCATTTGCGAGCAAAGGTAAATATTTATTTTTTTGCTCGTCTGTACCGTAATGAAGAAGCAATTCAGACGGTCCGAGAGAATTAGGAACCATAGCGATTACACCCAACGTTGGATTAGCAGATGTAATATATGTCAAAATATTCGACATTTCTTCTACAGATGTTTTCTTGCCACCATATTGTTCCGGAATTAAAAATGAAAATAATTTATTCGTTCCCATAAAACGGAATAGTGATTCGTGATCATTGCTTGGGTAAATATGTTGCTTTGGATATTTGATAATAAGTTCATCTAATAACTCTTTTTCAAACATCTGATGTTTCATAGGTTGAAATTTCTTTTTTTCTACCTTTCCTTCAAATAACTCTCTATCAATTGATGTAGTACCACACTGAAGAGCAATCATTTCAGTCTCACTTATTCTTGGAATCATTTTTTTGACTCGTCCAAATACATTTTTACGTAAAGACAACATAATTATACATCAATACAATATATTATCATTAAGTATTTTTTATAAATATTTTAATGTTTCTCTTGCGCTTTTAAACGTTTTAATATTAAGGCTTGTGATTTTTCATGTGTTATTCGAATACGTTCTATAGTGTTTTCATATCGCATATTAGGCTTCAATGTATCTTGTTCCATTTTATAATCTAAAATATCTTTATAATGCTGTTCAATCATTGACTCTTTTAATTCTTCCGGAATATAGGTTAAATCTAAATCCATAACTCCGTTATAACCTTTTACGATATCTACGTTTATATTGTGGTTATGATTGTCAATGTTCGTTTTCATATAGTGATAAATATTTTTGTTACTGGGAGTAATATTCGTTTTGCTAGTGTGATTACTACTGTGGTTACTATTGTGTTTGCTGATATGAGTACTACTAGTTTTTTTACTATTCATACTATAATAAGAATACAATAAATATTATTATTCTATTCTTATGTTCTATATAAATTATGTTTATGTTTATGTTTATAATTATAATTTCTATATCACATATCAATTTCTTATAATAAACTCCATACATTCTTATTGAAAGGAGATACCAAAATTTCAGGAATCTTTCTTCTCCAATAATCTACTCGCTTCTCTTCCTCGACATCTTTTAATGTTTTAGGATATAATGGTGCTGTTTGCATCATATCTAATTCGGTATCAGTAATCTTCGGTTTATATCCATAACAATTTGCTCCAAATTTTACATTTTCATTTGCTATATATCCACCATTTATTCCAGCTCTCCCACAATCATTTTCATGCCCTTCTACCGTTTGTAAATGATTCCAGGTTTCCTTTTGCGTAGGGAATAATGCTAACTGTCTATCAGACCATCCATAACTACACCACTCTGCGCCATTTTTATAAGAATCTTCCACTTCACTATACGTTGCTAACCGCGAACCATATGCTTTACATAAGGCCTCTGCATTATCATACGTATAGTTGTTTCCTGGAATATGGAATACTTGTTTTTTGATTTCTATTTCAGGAACAGGTGTGATTTCTTGAGACATTGGTTGATCTACTACTAAATCCATGGAAGGTGTATCCGTAAATAAATTGTTTAAACGTGCTGTAAGATTGACATTGAAAAAATACTGAAATCCGTTCAATAAAATAACAACTAATACTACACCTCCTAACAAGATAGTCAATGTATTAGAGGATCTTGAACCTGACACGGAACCTGATCCACTTACACTGCTTGTTGTATCCGTTTTTCCTAAATTAGCAAACAACAGCGCGAAAAGTATTATAATTACAGCAATCAACACTATAGCAGGAACACCCATATTCATACCCATACTATTACTTCGACCATTTCCATTTTTTGTATTTATTCCACCATTTTGAATAGTTGGAATTCCTAATATTGAATCAAATGACAATAACATTATTTATATATTCTTTATATTATTTATTTCCCTTTTTTCGATAGAAAAGACAATATCCTGAAGTATTATTCTTTCCATTAAAGTCTATTTTGGATACACTCGTATCGTTAAATAAATACCATTCGTTTTCTACACGAATGGTTGCTGTATAGTGACCACCTAACGTTCCTCCACTATGATTGCATACACCATATAATTCATATATACAGCTATCTTTTTCATAGCCTTCTACAAAATCACGTAAATCCAACTCATCTGTTTCAATGTCTAATGGTACTTGTATTTTTCTCCCATCCGGTGTAAAACGCTTCAAGTCTAAAACCAATACTTTTGGCAACGTCCAAAACGAAATTTTTCTTACAACGTCTTCCTTTTCGTTTGTTTTCTCGTTTAACCAACCATTTTCTCCTTCCAAACGTTCCCCCTCGCAATATTTCTCAAAGCAATTGTAAATACTTAATCCTTGCTTCATTTGTACAGGCAAATCAACCATAAAATAAGGCTCCGGTGTTGTACTCATTAGCTCACCATCCTCTCTTTCGATTTTAGAAATATGTATTCCATAGAAGATGTCTAAAATTTCAGAATATTCTTTGCTATACATTGTTCTCATCATTTCATAACATTTCACTGCTAAGCCATCTGTATCAGTTTTGACATTTCCTTTTATAACCATATCTACTTCACGTCTCATTCCATTATGAAATGTTTCTAAAATGAACAAAAGAAACTCAGGCAAGTCATTTTGCGCATATCCAGTAAATATATCTTTGCCTTTATGTTTTGCCACAAATTGGATTGCTTTTATAAAACCTCCTGGGGAAATAATTTGGTCTTTTTGCCAAATCAACTTTCTTAAATTATCCCATTCGACTAACAACTTGGAATCAAGTATATAGTCTTTGTTATGATACGCAGTTAATTTGTCTTTATAAGAACCATTATCTTTGTCTAAAAAATCATTGAATTCATGTGTATGACTTATTACCTGCATACATGAATTAATAAAACATGTATTACCTAAATTTGCTAATCCTGTCAAACCTTTACCTTCCATATTATGTAATAATACCGTTAAATGTTTAAACTACTTGAATAAATAATATAAAAATAATATCATAACACAGAATATTATGAATCATGGTGATAGAATAAGGAATCGTATGTTAGATATATATTCTGATTTAGCTCGCTATACCCATATGAATCAAATGCAGACAAATGATACTTTACAACAGATTGAGTCTGGGATTCGTGAATTAAATACATATGACGGAGAGATATATCATGGAAATACAAATAGATATACAAATAATAACAGATGGGAAGAGCGAATACCTAGAAATCCGCCTGAATCGACCCCATTATTCACAACTGATAGAACTGTACCTATTGTTAGAAATTTTTTTAACCCTAGACAACCAGTTAATAATAGACCAACTTCTATGAATTATAGGACGCCTACTAATACGAGACGTGTTAATCCAAACAATGTTAGACCAGTTACTTCTAATAATGTAACAGACAATGGTGCTAGAATAAACCAATTGTCGAATACCGAATTTTTTAATCAGTTTTTTAATATGTTTAATACTGATTTGAATAATTTGACACCTGTTACAGTTCGTCCTACACAAACGCAAATTATAAATGCTACAGAAATAATTAGTATAAATGAGAATATGGTCAACACAATATGTCCTATTCTACAAACAACATTTCAAGATGGTGATCGAATTAGTAGAATAAAACAGTGCGGTCATTGTTTTATTGAAGAAGGGTTGATGGTATGGTTTAATCAAAGTGTCAGATGCCCTGTATGTCGATACGATATACGTGATTATCCGATTGAACCAACACCGGTAGTTCCAGTAGAGCCAATGCAACGAGCATCACCAGTAGTACCAGTAGTACCAAGAAATACGAGAGATTTATCAAATAATATATTAAATTCAACAAACAATAGAGAGAACAACTCTACAACGAATGAACGTGATTTGATGGATATACTTACAAATGAAATATCTAATACGTTTCAGAGATATCTTACTGGTTCTGATAGTTCATTTAATAATCTAAATAACGGATCTATTAGTGTTGATTATTTTGTTCAAACTCCTACTACTATATACACTACTTCTACACCCAGTAGGGATTTTACGAATAATGATTCACATTTACGACACAATGAAAGAGTAGAAGAAGAAGAAGAAGAAGACGTAGAAGATGTAGTTGTGTCAGACGAAGAATTAAGTGAAGAGGAGTATCTTGTTGAATAATAATTCAAAATAATATATATCTCATATTCTGATATAAATTATTAATAATACTGGTTGATTTTATTGTAAAAAATATACACTACATACTATGAGCCAAATAATTCACTATATCAATAACTAAATTGTATAATATCACCGATCGCCGATATTAAATATTTATTAGTCACGTCATTCCGGAATGTACTCATTCATGATAATTACATTATGAACTCGTTATCTGAACCTCATCCACCTTTCATTAATTTTGAAATAGTGGGCAAAGAAACAGGTAAGGAAGGCTCGCCTCATCCACCACGCATCTTGTATTTACGCGTTCCTCTCTTACGTCCTCTTTTACGACCGGTTCCCTTTTTCGCATGTTTTTTTATTGTACGACTTTTACGACGACTTGTCTTACGACTCTTTCCAAACAGACTGGAGAGAGAAATTCCAAATAAATTAATAGCCATTATATAATATAAGAAGATAAAAAGATAAAAAATAAAATTTTATATAGTTTATATTTTTTTACTTCGAATCTTCGTTTAGTCTGTATTTTGTATTTATACAAAGAATGATGTAATACTTTTCATGTTGTTCTTCAAATTATCAGTCTCCCTTAAATACTTATCAAACAACAATGCCTTCACTTCTTTATTTCTCAAATCGGATATCTTCGATTCCATCTTTTCCTTGTCATCAATCGTATGCCTCAATGTATCCACCTTCATTTGGAAATTCTTCTTCTTTCTCTTAAACGCATCAATATCTTCCAATACAAGTGCAAATACTTGCTGAACTGGTTTCATTATTTGATTCGTAATATAGAAGGAATAATTAGGTCTTATTTTATTCTTGATAATGTACTCAGGGTGCTCAATCTTTTCACCTTGTAACGCTGCCTTATTTTTCGTCTCAATATATACAAACGGAATTCTATCACCACTACTTGGTTTATTACCAGGATCTCGCTTACCGATTCGGTCAGCCAATACCTTGTGTGCTATTTGTTTTGGATTTTTATAATTCGAACGCAACGATTTGGTAATAATGAGTTTGTCCATTGGATATTTTTCTTCAATAATGTTTTGTAAGCTGGTTTCTAGAAACTCTACTGCTTTTTGAATATTCTTCTCCTTCATCAATATATCAATGATTCCACCATATACATCTTTTACAATTGGCGCATTATCACGACGTTTCAATACAATCCCCATACTTTTACGACTTCCTTTGGTCGGATCGTTTTCATACAACATTCCAACATATCTCTTCTTTGACAAAAGACAGAATGGCATAAATGTCTTTTCATACTCCAAATCATGTGGCTTCTTCAAGAACTTGGTCGCCATTTCACCAGCTTCCTTGGCCAATTCAATCGTGATTTCAAGCGCTCGCTGACCTCGTATGTCTTCACCATCTAGTGTTTTCAAATTAAATGTAAAGAATACACTAT